TGTTCTATTTAATCGTCAACCAACACTCCACAGAGCATCAATGATGGCTAAAAAAATTGTCATTCGACCATGTAGAACATTTCGTTTTAACTTGGCTTCAACAAAATCTTTCAACGCAGATCAATAATACATCCTATCGAGGTCTGCAACAGTCGACGTGAAAAGCGTGTAATCGGCTAGTTATTTATATTGCGACACAAATTTATTATTGTAATCTTTTATGTATTCTTCTATTTTATTTTTTAGCTCTGGCACTTTATTACAGTAAAATCTTAATTTTATTTCTTGATATAATATCCTATTAATTAAAATTTTAGTCGATTTTTTTAAGTTTAATTTTTTTTCAAGAGGCATTAAATTCATCCAACAGAAACATACCTTAACATCCTTACTATTTTTCATATCAAAACAATGAATCGGAATAGAATGGTCTATTTCCCAATAATTCCCGTAATTTTCCCATGTCATGTATTCATCCCAATTAAATTCCAACCAGTTTTTTATATTTATTAAATCCTCGCCTAAATAAAAGGATGATTTTTGTGTTTTATTATTTTTAAGTTTTATGCATAATAAAGTTTTTAAATTTCTCTTAAGTCTTTCGTCTGGATTTTTCATTTTGGATCTAGTATATTTTCTTCTAGTTTCGTTTATTTTATCTTTGTTATTTTTCTTATAATCTTTATTTTTTATATTATATTCTTCTCTTTTACTGTAATAATTTGCCAACGCTCTTTTCTTTTCACAATTTTTGCATTTAGAACAAATGTATTCTGAAACTTTTTTTGTTCTTTTTTCCTTAATTAGTCTATAATTGCTTATTTCTTTTTCTAATTTACATTCTCCGCATATTTTTGTACTCATTTTATATATCTTTTTAAATATTAAGTCGCAATATAAATAGCAACATCTTCAAATTGCGGGAAGTTCCTTAGAGCCTTTTCTACCACCTTTATTTTGAAAGATATAAAGGGAACACGGGTAATGACCGTATACAATGGTAAAAACGAAAAGGATTGGATGATCCGCAGCCAAGATCCGGTTAGGATAAGGTTCAGAGACTAAATGGAGATGGGGTGTAAGTTATCTTATGCCTTAAGATATAGTCCGACCTCTTATGAAAATTTGAGGATAAACGTTCGATGGAGACGAGATGAATGTATTTTTACCCCAGGAGCTTGACGCTAGAGCTGAATTAATGAATTTATCTACTACAATGCATAATATTATGTCTAGTCAATCTACTAAAAATATTATTTGTATTACTCAAGATTCCTTATTAGGATCTTATCTTCTTACTAAAGATGATCGTGATTTGGGTCGAGACATGTTTTTTGATATTTGCATGAAAGGAGATAACTGGTCGTCCTCTTTTATTTTAGATCGAATTAAACACATTAGAAAAGTTATGAAAGAATTTAATAAAAGTTTTCCAATTTTCTGTGGCAAATCTTTATTTTCTTTAATGCTCCCTAAAAACTTCAACTACACAAAAAAGAATGATGTAAGAAAAGACGAACCTGTAGTTAAAATTGTAAAAGGTGTTTTAATCGAAGGAGCATTAGCAAAATCAAATCTTGGACAAGCACATAACTCAATTATTCATGTATTACACAAAGAATATGGAATGCAATACGCCATTGATTTCATAAATAACTGTCAATTTATCTCAAACCAATATCTTATTCATAAAGGATTTTCTATTGGAATCAAAGATTGTGTTGCCGAAGACGAATTACAAGAAAAAACTGAAGACATTGCTTACAAATGCTTTATTGAAGCAAAAACAACAGAAACAACAATTTCTCACGAACGAATTAGAGAATTAAAAATTATATCAATTCTAGACAAGGCTCGAGATATGTCAATGATTCTAGCAAAGAAAAAATTGAAACCAGACAACGCCTTCATTTCTACAGTCACATCTGGCAGTAAAGGTGAATATTTTAATATCACTCAAATCACAAGTATGCTCGGTCAACAAATGCATATGGGCAAAAGAATGCAAAAAACTTTAAACAGAGGAAAAAGAACACTCCCCCATTATCCAAAAGAAAATTTAACAATCGAACAAGAATTTGAAAGTCAAGGTTTTATTAAACATTCATTTTTACACGGCCTAAACCCTCAAGAGTTTATCTGGCACGCAGTATCAGGCCGAGAAGGCTGTTCTAACACAAGTTTACAAACTGCTAACTCGGGTTATATTCAACGCAAAATGGTTAAAGTTTTAGAAGATGTACAAGTTAAATACGACGGAACTGTCAGAAATACAAATAACTGGGTAGTACAATGGTCTTATGGAGGAGATGGTTTCGACAGAGAAAAATGCTCGTTTTTAAATAGCACTGGAAATGTATTTTTTAGTGATGTTTCTAGAATCGCAGAAAGACTTAATAATGATTTTGAATTAAAACAGGAAGAAGAAGAAGAGGAATTATTAATTGACGAATAAATAAATTTTATAATTTATAAATTATAAAATTTACAAAAAATATATTTTCTATAAATTTTTTAAAAAACAACACACACAAAAAAATGTGTGTGTTGTTTTTTAAAAAAATAAAAATAAAAACATAAAAATCTAAATTTTTTTAAAAATCTTAAAAATAGACGTTTTTATAAACTAGAATACAGGATAAATAAAAATATCTATTTTTAAGATTTTTAGATAAAATAAAAAACAACAAAAAAATTGTTAAAAACATAAAAATTGTTGTTTTTACAATAATTCTATTGTTTTTAACATTATTTTTCTTGTTATTATTTATTTTAAAGCATTAAATAAAGATAAAATATAAATGGAAAATTTAGAAAATATGGATCCAAAAGATGAAAAAAACATATGTGAATTCTGTTTAAAAGAATTTTGTAGCAAAGCAACCTTATTAAGACATCAAAAAACTACAAAAAGTTGTTTAGAACTTCAAGGCAAAAAAGATGCAAATATAGAATGTTTAAATTGTAAAAAAACATTTGCAATTCAGTATTATAAACAGCATCAAATAAAATGTGATGTAATATTTGAAAAAACTAAAACAGAACAAAAAGAAGAATTAGAAAAAATTTCTAAACAAAATGAAAAAATAAAGTCTGAATTGTTATCAACAAAAAAACACTTTGATAAGATAAAAGATGAACTTTTGTATTCAAAATCTGAAATTGTAAAATTAAACCATGAAAATACTGAATATAAAAATATAATTACTAATCTTGAAAAAGAAGTTCAAACCCTAAAATCAATTGTTACTTTTCTCGAAAAACAAAACGACAAGTTTCATGCCTCTTCTACAAATATAACGATGAAACTAGCTGAGAAAGTAAATACTGTAAATAACAACACAGTTGTAATAAATACAAACCAACTTACCAATGATGTTTTAAGACAATGTGCAACAACATTTAGCATAGATAATGCGTATAACATTAACGGAATAACAAAACATCTGACAAATTCATTAGAAGATCATATTATATGTACTGATCCTTCGCGAAATATTTTTAAATATACAAATGAGAAAGACGAAGAGATTGTTGATCACAATTTAGAAATTTTATTACCACAATATCTTACTGCCGTAAAAGATAGAAATAACTTTTTATATAAAGAAGTATTCGAATATTTTGAAAAAAATAATGTATCTTTAGATATCAAAACTGATTATCAAGTTTTTTATAACGCATTGAATAGTATTATTGAAAAAAATGGCCAACAAAATAAATATACTGAAAAATGTAAAAGAGAAATGGTAAAAGAATGTAAACGTAGATTTCTTGAAAAAAATAAAAATAAAGAGAAATCAATTACAAAAGAACTATCTATAAATGAAGTAATGATGAATATAATCGAAACAGGCGGAACTCTTAATGATTTTGTAAATAGATATTTTAGATACAATATTGACGAAGAAGAAACAGATGAACAATTTTCATATCGTAGGCAAATGGAAGACTTGTTTCGAGAAAAGAAAAAGGAATGGAGAACCCGTAATCAAAAAGATTAATTTGATATACATTTTTATCTTTATAAAAATGTAATATGGTGCCGTAAGGGTGAATCGAACACCCGACCTATCGCTTACAAAGCGATTGCTCTACCGATTGAGCTATCACGGCTTATTACTTAATAAGTAAGTCTTTAAGTTTATATTTTAAATTTTAAATATAAAAATTTTGAAAAATAGAATGAAATAACTCAACTTTGTAGAATATTATTTTCTATATTATAAAATAAATGCTTTTTAATATATTAACAGACTTTTTTAAAGAAAATAAAGCAAAAGTAATTTTTTATGTTGGATCATGTGTATTAAATTATATATTAAGAGTTATTCTTGTATCAAGAGTCTATAGTGATTTTTTTAATAAAAATACAAATGCAAGTAGCAATTTAAGAAATCTTGTTTTAGTATGGGTCTTAAGATGCATAATGTCTTATCTTAAATCTTATAACGAATCCATTATTTTGCCTGAAATTACATTCTTTATAAGGAACAAATTATTTACAGAATATATTAATATTAATAGTGTATTTTATAATGATACAGATGTCTCAAATGATTTACGTCAAATAATTGATTTATCAAGACTAATAAGAGACATATTTGTATGGATATCAGAATCCATAATACCTGTATCCATACTGATGATAACTATAAATAGTTATTTGGTTTATAAGTTCCCAAAAGTTGGATTAATAAATGTATTTGGAAATGCAACAACGCTCGGAATTATTTTTTATAATTATAAAAAGATACTTGTATCTTCAATAGAAAAAGAATCTCAATATAACAAGATATTAAAGACTATTGATGATAAATTTAATAATTTGATGAACATATATTTGAATAATAGTGAAGAAAATGCAAAAAAAGATATAATAGATTTAGAAAGAGAACATATTATATTTTATAGAAAACAATGCAGAGAATTAGACAAGTTTTCTACAAGCGTAAAGTTTAGTAATTATTTTTTCTCTTTATTATGTTTGTATACATTATATAATAGTGTTTCCACAAGTGAATTTTTAAATGTATTGCTTATTTTTACTTTTTATATACAAACCTTTGAAAGTTTTACAGAAGATATACCAATGTATACACTTATTTTAGCAAATATTAAACACATTGAACACTACTTAGAAAAGAAGATTTATAACAAGAAGAATATGATTAAAAATTATACACAAAACTTGGAAAATTATAAGGGTGGAATATATATAAAAGATATATCTTTCAAGTATAATGTTTCAAATCCTGAATATTCCGATTTTAACGAAGAACCTAAAAATGAAGAGAAAAAAGATGATGAAGAAGAGAATATGAATGTAATAAACAACCTAAGTTTAAATGTTAATCCCAAAGATCGAATTGTAATTTTGGCTAAAAGTGGAAGTGGAAAAAGTACTTTAATGAAGCTTATACTTGGATTTTATAAACCAGATAAAGGGTCTATTTACTTGGATGATAAAAATATAGATGATGTTTCTCCTGCAGATATTAGAAAAAGAATAAATTACATAAATCAACGCACTTTATTATTCAATGATACAATTATTAATAATATGAAATACGGAAATAAAAAGACTGATGAAGAAATTATAGATTTCTTGAAAAAGTATAATTTATTTAATATATTTAGCAATTGTGATAAATATCCAGGGACATGCTTAAATAAAAAAATTGACGCAAATGGAACAAATATGAGCATGGGGATGCAAAAAGTAATATTTTTAGTTAGAGGAATTCTTAAAGAAAATTCTGACGTTTTTATATTTGACGAGCCTTTGACTAGTCTTGATCAGAATACAAGAAAAAATGTAATTAATATGATAAATCAGGAAGTAAAAGATAAGACTCTTATTATCATAACACATGATAATGAGATCTCTAGTATAGTTAATAAAATATATAAATTAGACGAATTACAAAAATTATAA